GTCTATCGGCATATACGCACAATTATAAACTCTATTTGGTGAAATTTCAATTGGTTTACCTCCAAATTGTAAAGACCTCATTGATGGTAATACTTTCTTGTCGTATACCATTTTATATACCTCTTCAATCTCATTTTTAATGTTAGGGTACTTACGTTGGTGCATCTCTTTGTTTCGAGTTACCAATTCTTCCCAAGTCTCTCTCCGGTTCTTTTCGGGTTGAAACTTAGCGTATTTCATAAAGACAGTAATGTCACTTAATATTTTTTGCGAAATATTCATTTTATTTTATTTTATTTTATTAATTTATGTTAAGATTCTTGTTGCTTTTGCTTCTTTCTTTCAAGTAGCTCTTTGATTCGGTTTTTGTTTCTTTCTTCTTTTTGTTCCTCATGACCAAGAAACGTCACGCTTTGTTCTGTATCTATTTCTAACATTCCGTTATCAAATTTACAGTTTTCAAAAACAATTCCGTCTTTACCAATTCTAGATTTGGTAATAGCGATTGTTGCCAAATTCATTTCTTTCTGTTGTAGACTCTTAGCCACCGTAATAATTACGTGACCAACTTGTGCCTTTTTAATAGACCCACCCATTTGGTCTGTTGTTACTACCTCTGATGATATTGAGCTTCTATTCCCTTGTGTTGCAGTCCAACCAGCGATGTCTAACTCGTGACACATCGATTCAAACCCTCTCATAACTGAACCTTCACTTTTCCATTCGTCACCCAAGTTCTTGTCAGGTACAACACAATCAATATAATCTAAAATTATCATATCAACTTTATTACCTTCCGCAATCATCTTTCTTACTTGATTTTTAATTTGATTCATAGTAATCGTATCGGAAGGTAGTTTTTTCATTATCAACTTATTTTTCATAGTTGATTGAATGTGTTTGATTTTTTCCACAACTTCTATTTTGTTTTCAGATAAATCATCGGGATGTACTCCTGTCCAAAGCGTAAAGTGTTTTCTTTGAATAATTTTTGGGTTGTCTTCAAAAAAGATTTGAAGAACATTATACCCTAAGTTAAATGCGTGGTTAGCAATTTTAGTTGTAAATGTTGATTTACCTACACCGGTTGGTGCTAAAATTACACCAATTTCACCTTTAGCCAAACCACCTTTTAATAAGTTGTCAATACCAGGGATTCCAATTGGAATGGGGTGTCTGTAATCATCATCCATAACCTCATCAATGTTAAAAAAAACATCAGTTGTTCCTTTGTCGGTTTCGCCAACTTGAAGTGCTCCACGTACCATTTCTTCTAACGTATCGTAACTCTCGAAATCACCTTTATCGATGATTGATTGAGCTTTAGTCATTACTTTTTGGAGTTCTTGTTGTTTACAAAACTTTAGGGCTTTTTCTTGTACGTACGCTGAACCATCATCTGAAACCGTCCTTACTTGGTCAAGAGTGTCTAAAATACTCTTCTGAGCCATCGGAGAACTAATTTCTGACTTTGTCAGTTGTTCAAGTGTATCAAACGTAGGTGTGTGCTCATATTTTGAATAAAACTCCTTTATCATTTGACAAATGATTCGGAAATATTGGTTATCAAAATAGTGCGGGTCAATAACTTCAATGATGGAATTTGAGAAATCTTTATAAACAATAATGTTATTTATTAATTGATTTTGAAAGGTATTCCCTAGATACCCGAAGTTCTTTTTGTCTGACATAATTTAATGATTTGTTATTTGTTTTCTAATAAATACTATTAGGCGAATGAATAATTTAGGTAATTATAAGATAAATTTTTATCTGATAAAATGTCAGTCAGGTCTCTTAGAATGTTTTTTATTGATGGTCGTACGTCCAGCGTATATCTTACCTTCGGCGGGTATACTTTAGCATCAATCACTCTATGACAAATTGTCTCATTTCCTAACTTTAAAATGATGTTAAATACCTCCGGTCCATCCGTATTTGATGTTTCTAAAATACTAGAATCCTCTTCAATTTGAAAACGATTTTCTAACATATAGACAACACATTTATTTCTTAATTTAGTTTGTAAATCTAGAGATAACCCATTAAGGTAATTTAGAAGTTCAATACTATTTTTTGCTTTAATATTGAACCCTTTAACATTAAAAAATCTCTGAACAACAAAGTTGTTGTTTAATGTAATTAAGAATTCAACCTTTGTTACGTCGTTTTGTTCTTTCATGTTTTTTTTGTTTTACTTTTTGTTTTTAAACTTTGTTTTTTCTTTTCTTGTTAACTTTAAAAATGGTTTTATAAAATAAATCCAATTTTCGTCATTCTTTGGTAGGTATTTAAACAAACCATCTTCCATCATCATTCTAATTAAATTCTTATGTCCTCTTCCGTCGGGATCCATCGACTCGGAATAATAAGATTCAACTAATTCTTTTCCTTCTTCACTTATTAGTGGTTCCGATAAATCTACAAGTTTTTTATTTATCTCGTAATACTCATTACCAAAAATACCATCCTTTGTTCTACCACTTAATAGGTTTTTTAAGGCTGAATTATCTTTATCTTCTTTTAAAAGTAATTCCCCTTTTGTTAAAATATCGGCGATATTTACCTCTTTGTCAAGTAACTCAGGAAATAACTTAACTAATGTTTTTTCTCCCAAATAATAAATACCATTAATATTGTCTGACTTGTCGCCAGATAATATTTTCCAAGTTTTAACATTATAGTGAGGTATCTCAACATCATACATTTTAATCATATCCCCATTCTTATAATGTTTTTTAGTACTCGGGGAATAGATACTCACATCTTCAGAGATAAGCTGTGTAAGGTCTCTATCACTTGAGAAAATAGTTTTGTGTTCGTCTTTAGATATTTTACAGTAGTACGCAATAATATCATCAGCCTCACAAGCATCAATTTCAATATGTCTTATAAACATCTCTTCAAGATATTGTTTTACCCTTGTCTTTTGATATGAGAATGAATGTACTTGTTCTTCGGTATTTGCTTGTCTTCGGTTAAGTTTATAATTGGGATAAAATAATCTTCGTTGTGTTGAACTACTTTCACTGTCCCAACAAACCACAACTTTATTGTAGTTTCCTTCATCCAAAAATCTTCTGGTTGTGTTTAAGAAATGCCAAATCCCGCCAACGTGTTCTCCTTTGTTATAAAAATCTTTGACCCCACAAACACCAATCTTTAGTAGATTGTTGCCGTCAATAACAAGAGTTTTAATCATTTAAATTTTTTAAGTTGTTTGAAAATACTTTTTTACTCGTCAGAGTCATCATCAGATTCGTCTAAAGAATAATCTGAATACCCTAATTTTGTTTCCCAATAATCAGAATATTCTTTCTTATAGTTATCCAAAGATTCTTTTGTGTCTGTAATATAACCTTGTGGTACCGCAATAATCTTACCATCTTTATATCCAAGACCATTAACATGATTCTTTAATATAGAAATTTTTGTTCTAATTGCAAACGATACTTTTCTACCATTCTTAGTAGCATCAATGTGACTAATACCCGCCTTTTTCTGATTACCAAATAAGAACACTAATGATGATGCTAACCATATTGCCTCACCACCCTTAGCCTTTATTTCAGGTTGTCCAAACGGATTGTCAGGAAGTAACACCCAAGGTTGATTTAAAATCACAAGAGTGTTATAATAAGGGTATTCTTCTTTTTTAGATTTTGAAATCCTTGAATGAATTCCCATACCAATCTTATCTGCAAGTACCTTAGCGTTGTGCATACCACCACCTTTTCCATCAAAAGTCATCTGACAAGGGACACTACCAATACTATCCCATAAAAACAATAGGCTATAAGGTATGTCTCCTTTTTCTTGAGAATCAAGTATTTCATTAATAAACTCGGTTGCTTGTTCGATAACGTCAAATGAATCATTAAAGATAAACATACCATCATACTCACCAAGTTCGTTTTTCTCCGCTTGCAATCCTAATTCAATTGCGTGTTCCCAAGACCATTTTTTCTCAGTAATAATAAGAACAGGTAAATGACCTTTCTTTTGCGCATCGGCCGCCGCCAATATCATTGCCGTTGTTTTTGAAGTGTTTGAATGCCCCAAGAACATATTAACACCACCCATTACAGGGCCAGGTAAACCACAAGAGTTCATAAAGGCCTCACCACAATTATAAAAACTTTCGGGTTTATATTTTGTTTTGGTTGAGAACTTATTTTTTATTGCGTCTAAACTAAATTCTTTCTTTTTCAATGCCATAATAATCAATATTTGTTATAAAAAATATATATAAAAAAACGGGAACTTTAAATGGTCCCCGCCTAATTTTTTGTTGTTAATAAACTTAGAATGGTAGGTCTTCTGCAGGCTCTTCATTCACTTGTGGATCCACTACAGGAATCTCTTGTTTTGTTTTTGTTCCACCAATAGAAATGTCAGCACTTTCACCATAAACATATTTTTTAAGTTCTGTACTCCACATTGGCGTCTCTCCGATTGCAATTGCTTCCAAATACTCAACAGGTTTTTTAGCGTATACATCATTCCATGTTAATTCGTCATCCAACCATCCACTCATGATTTCTTTATCTTCGTGAAGTAATGCTTGGTCTTCATACATAACCGTTTGAATTACCGTGTATTCTTTTCCTTGTGGTGTTTTTGCTTTCTTAAGTTCGATGATTAAGTCACGTCCTTTTTCTGCGTCAGTGATATCACCCTTAGCTTTCCAAATAGGAAGGATTTTATCCAAAATTCCCTCATTTTTGTAGTTGTGTTTGAATCTCCAAAATTTAACACCATCTTGTTCGTTATCGCGGTCAACAACTTTTACAATGTAAAATAAACGTGAACGATATTGTGAAGCTAAATCTTTATCTTCTTTTTTACCTGTTTGGATTAGTTCGTTATAAACTTCTGTAAGTGGAGAACGTTCGTTGTCATTCTTACTCGGGTCATATAACTTAACCCATTGTCCGTTTACCATGATTTCGTGATACCATACTTCAACAAATGGCGATGAACCATCTTTTGTGGGTAAAATACGAACTCTACGTTGTGCGGATGTTTCGTTTTTCATTAAGATTGCGGAAAAATATCTCTTTAATCTGTCTTCTTGTGAGATGTTTACTCTCTGTGAACCACTTGGTTGTGCGTTCTTCTCGTACTGCGCAAGTACGGAATCTAATACTGAATTTGCCATAAATTAATTTTAAATTATTACTCTTTTATCTACAACAAATATAGGTACAAATGTCAGAATGTCAAATGAAATGGCATAAAAAAAGGGGACTTACAATCCCCTTAAATTTTTATTTTTATATTACAATGCGTTATCGTTTTCGTCGTAAACATTAAATGTTTTTTTAACTTCATTTGGTGAAAAATTTTCAACATCATCAGAAGTTAATACATATTCATTTTTACCTGTCGCTTCCATCTCATCTTTTTTATCATCAAAGAAATCCGTTAATTTTTGGTTAAATGGGTAAGAATCTAATGAACGTAACATTAATTTTTCTTCAGGAGTTTTTTCTCGGTATTTGTCAAATTTAGCTTCAAGACCACTAATCTTATCCATGATTTCGTCCATGTGTGATAATTTACTTTCTAATTCATCTAACTTAGTAAATATGCCATCCATAAACTCATCTTGTTTAGCCTGTATTTCTTGTTGTGTAGTAACAAGATCTGTGATATCGATTTCTTCTGACTCTCCTTCTCCACCTTCAGGTTCATTACCAACTTCTTCAACATCAGGGTCATTTTCTATATCAATTGGCTCTGGAATTGCATCACCTCCTGCCGGTGGTGCTCCTGCAGCGTCTGCCGGTGGTGGCACTTCACCTATAGGTGGTTCCAATCCAGGATCCGCAACCGGATCAACAGGTGCGGGTGGTGCTGGTGGTTCGGGCTGCTCATTTAAGACGTAGGTATTAATCTGATTGAATCTTTTTAATTCTTCTAATATTTTTCTATCTAAACTCATTTTTTTAATTTTTAACCATTTAATAATGTCTTAACCCCTTGCGGAGTTTCAACCTTTAACGTTCTATTTGTTTTCATAGTATTATCTACTCTTTCAATCAAACCATCTTTCATTCTGATTGTATAGCAATCGCCGGTATCTAAATCACAAACTTCTTGGTATCCGTTACCACCATCTTTTTGAGTTACACGAACATCTTTTTTAAGATAATCGTCAAGTAAATTTTTCATGTTCATACTTTTTATTTTTATATAAATATACGACACTAAGGGTTTTGTACAAAAAACTCATAACTATCTTTAAATATCTTAACATACGCATCATACGTAGTCGCATTATTTAATAATAAATCATTTTCAACGTAATCTTTAATTTGTTGAGCGTTTAATGATGATGTTACCGCGGCAGCAGTTTTCCATGTGGTTAGGGCCAATTGGGTCAATGCTTTACCATAACTAACATTAACATCAATATTAGGATTAACATTTTTTAAATTTTGAATCATTGGGGAATAAACCTGATAATAAGAAATCATATAATTTGTTGCCGTTAATATATTTGGGAATTTAGCAATAGGTACTTTAATTCCAGATATATCAACACAAGATTGTTCGGTAATAAATGTTGCTAAATTTCCTCTTGGTGCGTTTGATGTTGTAATTTCATACAAATTATTATTAATTACGTTATATATTAGGTTATTACGTGTATTTAATGTTGATATGATGGCAATCCCTAAAAGTAATGCCCTAATTTCCGTATTTGTTGTTGCCGAATCTATAACACTAATAATTTCATTAAGAGTATAAGTACTAGCACTTATATCTAAGAACGGAATTGTTGGGTAAGCCGACGTATCCCTACATTTTACTTCGGTTGTTGTAATAATTTTTGGGTCCTCAGTTAATAATTTCTCAGTCGGCGATTGTGCAGTAACTCCAGATTCTGGAATTACTTTTTTAATTTTTTCTTTAAATGAACTTAATATCTTCTTATTAACATTAACTAATAAATTATCAACGTTAGGTAAACTATATTTAGGTATTCTAGTACCTTTAAAATCAGTATCAAAACCACTTTCAGAAACATTATGATTTACTTCGTATATCCAATAAGGACCATAAAACATTGGCACATGTCTTAATACAAAATACATTGTAGGTTGTATCATAACATTCCCCATAGACTGCACACCACAAGAATACGATCTAGACTTATATACCCCATACATTGATGTAGATTGTTGTCCTACTTTATCTCCAGCAACAGAACTCCCTATATCAGCAAAAACTTTAAAAGATTCTGACGTATTTTTCATTTCCGACATATCTAAATCTAAAGTTTTAAATATACTTTGATTTTGTATACCAAAATCAACACTAAAACCAACAACTTTGTTTGTTTTTGAGTAATCTCTATTAGGGTCAGAAACCCTTAGTGGGTTATCTGGTACTCTTAAATCAAAACTATCATCACCAAATCTATTAAATGAATTTTCTTTTGGTTTAGGGTACTCTGACGGGTTACCCATATATAAACATAAAAATTTAGGACTTGATTTTGTATAGTCAACCTCCAAATATGTACCAAAAAGCGAATTACCTACGTTGGGGTCTTCGACGGCCTTTCCGTTTTTAACCGCCTCTTGTAATCCATAAAAATTAATATATGCTGGCATTGCCATAAACATAAACTGGTTATCATCTAATATATTACTAACGGCCTGCATTAAGTTCATATTAGGATTTTTATCCGTATCCAAACTATCAACTACTTTTTGTACGTCAACAATATAGGTATCACCAATATCACTATTAGCTCTATCCATAAATAAAAAGTCTTCAAATAGTGTTACGGTTTTTAAATCAGAACCAGCAATCCATTTATCATTAAACCCTTTTAAAGTATTATATAAAGTTAATTTTGTGTTATCGCCATTAACCGTAACCGGTTGGGTATTTGTGGTTATTTGGATGTCTTTTAATATCTTATTTAGATTAGTGAACGTTTCACTAACAATACCATTTTGTAAGTTATACTGCGATGTTAAGTAATTGTTTATGAAAGTTGTGAATTTTGTACTATTAAAGGTAGGGTCTTTTAATTTTTGTTCTGCGTATAATCTTATTAATGGATATGCGGTTTCAACGTTTGCTGAATTAAACGCAATGTTATTATCAATAAAGAAATCGGTTACGTATGATTTTTGAGTGTTTTGTAGTGGAGTGACATTTGGGTTGGGGTTAGTTGGTGTTGGTGTTGTTGTTTGGTTACCGCTTACTGTAGAAATGTTTGCAGACAATGTTTGATAACTTACACCGGTTACCGCATATTTAACGGTCATTATATAATTACCAGAAGTGTTACCATTAACCTCAAATACTCTCGCGTAGTTTGTATCTAAACCACTACTACCATTAAATGGTAATGAACTATTATTAGGGTCATTTATATTACTATTTGCAGGATAAAATAGAGTACTACTAAAATTTAGTGGTTCAAAAACAGGTATTCCTGTTAATTTATAAACGGTATATCCACCACTAGGTTTAACAATATTAAAGTAGTTAATGTTATCTTGATTTGGTGTTTCAGGTAATATAACAGAACTATCACCAACAAATTCTAATTGTAGTGATGTATTTAATGGAGATTGTGAGCAATTTACATTTGTATTCCAAAAAGACATACAAAAACTTTCTGGCAAAAGGTTTCCGGTATTTCCGTCAAGATATGTATTGTCCTCAGCAACTATATTATAGTTAGTAGTTATTGCACTATCTGATACTTTTCTAGCACAGAATTTTTTATCTTGTGATGCACTATCAACAACATCCAAATACCATATATCCCCATTAGTGTAGTTTAGCGAAGAAAAATTGTTCGGGTCAGTTATATTAAAATATTGTCCTGTACATACATCTTGAAAAGTTCTAAATGTTTGTGTCGGTATTGGTGGAATATATGTGTAATTTACAAATGATGTTGAGGTCGGGATTGATGCCGCTAATGGTACGGAAGGAAAAGATGGTTGTACTTGAGTTTGGAAGTCTAATTTTGGTATTGTAGAATACCCCAAATACTTTCTTAATGAGTCCCACGCATCTTTATTTTGTGCGACACTTTGTAGTAATGTTACAGATGTTCCGTCACCAGGTAATGTGCCTTTAATATAAGGTGAAAATTGATATTTATCGGTTGGTACAAATTGTGTTAGATTAGAAAACGAATTAAATAATTTTCTATTAAAATGTCCTGGATTACCTAATTTTATTACACAATCAAAATTTAAAAACTTTTTAACTGATTCTGTAAATGAACTTATTTGTTTAGTTGCTAATGCTTTACCGTCAACGTTTTGATTAACAAAATCTATTCCTGTTTTACTCACAACAAATAATGATTTAATCTGACTAACAAGTGACTTCTCTTCTAAATTATGTAAACCTCCCGTTTGGTTATACGTTGGTGATATAATCTCATCGGTTAATGATATGTCTTTAGCCTTTGGGTTATAATTACAAAACCCTAAAAACTTTTCTTCAAATTTATCTAACATTTCAACAGTAAAAATATTGAAAATCTCATCTATGTTTGAATAGAATGATTGTGTTGACCCTATATCAAAAGGATATTGTTCCTCAGACTCGGTGTCTATGTTTTTTACATATTGTGTTGGTGATGGTTTTTTAATTAAACTATTATCAAAATATCCAAAATGAGATGTACCCCATAAAGACCTAACCGAACCATTATAAAGTGATTTGTTATTTAAAAGTTCCGTCTTTAAGTTATCAGTATCGTTAACACATTCAAATATTGATTGGTCTATTGGTATACCACCCATAGAAGGGTAAAGTAAAATAGACGTATTACCTTGATTAACTGAAGTTGCTGCACTGAATTCTCTATATTGATAATAGTTTTGTTTTATTAACGACCGATTAAGATTTGCAGTATCGAAACCAAAATTTAAAACCTTTGTCGATTGTCCATTAACCCCAATTCTTAATTTATTTTTTGTGTATGCAGTTAAAAAATCAGAAGTGGTATACCCTGTAAACAAATCTTTACCAATTACAAAATTATTTACCGCGTTTATAACTTTAGGGTAAAACCCAACATTAATAGTGTCTTTTGATTGTATTGAAGGTATTGGAAATACTTCTGTATTTTGTAGCCTTATGTTTTGTGAACCCCCTGTATAGTTAGGAATTGTATATTGTGTTGTAATTGCAGATGTTACAGGGTCATAAGAACCAGCATAGTCAAAATCTTTCCAAACACTATCTAATATATCTACCCCCGTTTCTATATATTTTTTATATCGGTGCCAAATTGACCCATACTTTAAAACCCAAGCATACGGGACTTGGTGTATTGCTGAATATTTTTTAAATGTTGCCGCCAAATAATCTAAATCCGTAATTGTCCCATCATTATTAATATTTTTTAATCTTTCTTTGGTGGTAATCAATGGCATGGAATTAAGATACAAATACCCTAATGGTACAAATGCATTTTTATCTTTTGTCTTATTTAATTCAACCCCATTAATTATTGAATTAATAAAATAAGGAGTATTTAATAATGATGTTGTTTGGTATTGAGTATTAACTTGACCACTATATGAGGTACCGTAATTAATAGACGATTCGGTTATATAATAATCTTTAATCCTCCTTTTTTTATAAAAATCAAATAAAGTTTGTCTTGTTGTTACTGAAACGGTATTACTTTGATTAGTAATATATGGTTGTACATTATTTTTAAAAGAAAAATCATCTGTAAATAATTTGATATTCTTGTACGTTTCGGTTTCATTAATTCTAGCAATGGTTTTTTTATCTTGTAAATAAACAAAAGTTTTAGTTGTATCATTAAATTCATCAAAAGAATTTAAAGTAAACCCATCAGACACATTTTCTTTTAACCAAGAAACATTTGTAAATGGGTAGGTATCTAATGTGTTTATTTTTGAACTATCAGTACTTTTTAGATAATCAGTTAAATTAGTGACTAATGGTTGGTCTGAAGAAACTTTTATTGATCTTGAACTTAAAGTATCAATACTATATATCTCATCTTGTACCTTTAACATATTTTCAATATACTCAGTTTTAAATAAACTTCTTAGATATGTTTGCCAACTATCACCTTGTCCGTTACTAGATATTTTTTTCATATAATCTAACAAAGTGGTTAGATTAAGTTTTAACTCTTTTAAAGTCTTATTTAATGAAATATCATCAGGAGCAATTAAACTTAAATTTTTACTTTCAATATCACCATAGAATTTATCTATTTGTTTTGGAGAAACTATCGTTGGGTCTAATTTACTGTAGTGAGCGATTATATATGCCCTCTCATAAATTTCATATAGTGTTTTTATTGCGTCTAAATCTTGATATGGTAATGTTTTAAATGGAAACTCCAAAGCATTTGCAGAAACAAACTTAGTAGTGTCTAATGGGTTTTCGTATAAATTACCTTCTTCTGGTTTTGCCTTTTCTACCACACCTTTTAAATATGCCTCCACAAACCCTATTTCAGGCCATATTCTATAATCATACGCTCTAGTTTGATTTATAACTTTTGAGTCTCCAGGATATTGTATTGTGTATAATTCCCTCCCATCTTTTTGTTTTTCTAATGTGAAATATAATGGCCAAGGATAAATTACATTATCTTTATTTAAGTCACCACTAGATGTTTGTAACGCCTTAAGCGCATCAGGCGAAAACGCCTTTTCAGGTGGTATAACCGACATAAGCCTAGCAACATCATCTCTAACATTCCAAGCATCTTGATGTACGTCATCCATTAACCTATAAAATGTATCGGCGCCTGCCATAATAACCGCAAATACATTTCTTATTGTTGGTACAAATCCTAAATTTCCCGAAGCCGCTTTAGATAATAATCCCCCTAATTCTTTTTCAATTATTTCTTCATTTGTGTTTAAAGTTTTTTCCATTTGGTCCAACTTAAACAAGTAACTATTTTTTAAGTAAACACCATTGTTAACCAATTGGTCACCAAAAACAAAATAATCCGGAATTTCTGATACCAAAACATTATTTACTAAAACTCTTTTTAGTTCATTATTTTCAGTTTCGTCTATAACAAATTTTTGATAGTCAGCAACAATATTAGGGTCGTTTGGATTATATTGTTTACCCGTCCTAAAGTAAAAAGTATTTTGAACATTTTTTTCATTTGCAATCCAACTATTAAAATCTAATTTTTTAATAACCTCTTTACTGTCTTTTATTGTTACCGGTATTTGTTTTTTAGCGTCTTTTGACTTGGTTCCAAATGTCGTGTTATTTTGAAGATTTTCAACATAAGTTGCAATTCTATCTTGTGTTTTTGTTTTGTAATCTTCTTTAGATTGGTCTGAGATTTCTTTTTTAAACGGATAGTATATTTCATTATCACCGTTTGTACTAACAACATAATAACTACTCCTATCTAAAAAATTATTTAAAGAGTTTTCGTAAACTTCTTTTTTTAATTTTGTTAAATTTTCTCTATAATCTATAATATCATTAAGTTGTGTAAAATCACCTTTCTTATCATTTATTAATGATTCTAAAATATTTGTAACAAAATTATTTACTCGATATTTAAATTCATCTATTGTGATTTCATTAAAGTCTTTATCTATTAACCCCTTTCTTTTATATATTTGATAAACCTCATGTAATTTTTGTCTACCCTTATATGTGTTTAATTGTCTAACGTTACCTGTTGTTGGGTCATTTATAGTAATCTGACTATTATACATTTTTGGAGCCGTTTGGGCATACTGTAAAGGAGTATCAAAAAGAAGGGCAGTAAATTTACCAATAAGTTTTAAACTAATATTATAGTTACCAGTATCCGCATCAAATTTAGCATTAAACGACATTAAAGATAATCTATATCTTATTGCCTTACCATAATAACCTTTAAGTGTTAAATAAAATAATGGGTAAGGGAAATTAAAAAATGCGGAATATAAAGAATTTTCACCTTGTTCAAATAACGACCTACCTTGTATATCAACCATTTCAATACTAACTTCAGGAACCCCAGTTCCTTTAACATTTACCGAAATTCTTTTAATACCTAATAATTGTGTATCTTCATAGTTAGATACACTATTTTTAAATTTAGGGTTACCATCAACACTTACTACTTGTTCTGTTTTTTGATTTAACCCTTTTTTATTTCTAGACTCTTTACCGGTTATTTGGTCTGACCAACTTGTGTCAAATTCTGTTTTACCCCCTTTTGGTTTTAAAAAATTAATCTTTAAGTCATCATCACCACCAAATACTGTAGCAATTGTGGTATTAAATACCGGTGAGTCAAAACTTTCACCAATTGCCAATTTTGTTCTTGGAATTATGAATGTTTCTAAATTTGCATAATAAACCAAATCTTCGTGGTCAACCAATCTTGGTGCTGCACTTTTATTATCGTCAGCATACACTTCATTTGGGTTTACTAAAATTACATTATCGTAATCGGTTTCAACAAATATTTTTTTTGAGTTTGGTATCTTACCTGCCATAATAAAAAATATGTGTATCTAGTGCAGATTTGTAGTCTTGCAATGCAGCAACTAGCGGAAATGGTATAATTAATATAGTTCCGTCAGGTATATTTTGTTCTAAACCACCAAAAATCGGATTAGAAGCCAAAATTAACCAACTAAAGTATGGTGTTCCATATTTTTCATAACTCACCTTATCAAGTCTACTTTGATTAACTCTATAGACATATCTTTGGTCTGTGGCTCTTTGTGGTAGTTTTAAAAACGGTACCACTGTAGGAGAACCATTAATTAAAAAATCACCATATCTATTATAATAATTCATTATGTGAATGTTTTTTTCAAATTAAATTTATCACCCGAAGAGTTAGAATCTGAATAAATTTTCTTTAAATCCTCATCATACGGAGCGGTTGAAGTTAAAATTATTTCATAAGTCATTATTCTTTTTTTAGATGTGAAAGTTGTTTTATAAGTATTAAAGTTATTCTTAAAGTAATCGTCTTTAAATTTCTTAAAATGTTTGTCTGTTTCTGTTTTTGAATTTTTATAGTTTTTAACAAGTTCTTCATTCACGTTTTTAGATAAAAAATCAAACCATTTCTTTTTATCCTCATCGTTAGCGTTTGGTAATCCATTATCCACACACCCTTGTACAAATTTAGTTGGGTCATCAATTATTTCTTTTCCAAATAACATAAAGAATCTATTATAACTTGGTACTCCATTAGTGTTACTATCATTAAAATAACTATCAAAAGTAAAACTATCATTATATTCTGTATTACCAGATGGTATTATATTATTTGTTAATTCATTATAAAACTTACCAATATCATTTTTAATTTCTTCTGAGTCCGCAAGTAGTTCCTGTAGAGTATTAGTAACCGTCGCTTTGTTTGGTGGGGTAATTTGGGTTGTTCCTGATATATTATACACTATAACCTTACCTTTATTTGTTATGTATCCGTCATGAGCATTACTGACATAATTAATTTTATCTATAATGTTAATTAATTTAAGTTCTTCGTTAGATATTTGTGTTGAGTAATTGTTCAATTCCCCAATTAATAGTGGCGACTTATTATCAATTAATGTTTGTATGTGTTTTTTAATTTTTCTTTTTTGTGGATTCGCTAAGTCTTCAAGTTCTAAACCATCTAATAAAGGACAAGTATTATCATCAACATCTTTGTTAGCCAATTTCACTAAATTTTCAACTTTTTCTTGTGTTTTGGACGATTTACCAAATATCTTAACATTATCTGTAGTTCCGACACCAATATAACCATCAACATATTTTTTATCTTTTGTAAATATTTGTAAACCACCAAGTAAAAATTCATTATTAATTTTTTCAAGCGTATCTATTGTTGTTGTTAAACTAGATTTAGTACTATCAATTAATTGTTTCATTATATCTGTATAACTAATAGTTCCAGAAACTAAATTAAGATTATTAGCGTCCAAATTAGTTGTAATGGGAACACCAATAGGAACACCACCATTTGTCGTGTTTTCCCTATTATCATCAGACTCAATTACACCAACTTCATTTTTAATAGATTCAAATAATTCAGCATCATATTGTGACGTAACATCTTCAGTTGATTCCGCCCTTTCATCATACATTTCAGTATTTGCGTAATAATTAAACGATAACGCGTTTTGTAATGAGGCAATAGGTCCGGCTAACCCGTGTCCACCAATAAAATTAAAACCAAGTTTAACATCAGCAATCATCGGTTGTACTCCAATACCTTCAGGATTTAAATCAAATCTACCGTCTTCATATCCAATACTTAAAGAGTCTATCACAATTTTAGTATGGAAAAAGTCTCCAACCCTTAGAACACATATAGGAGGAGCACCAAACACACTATTAGTTACATCATTATATATCAACTTAGTATTATTACCATCCATAGAAACCGTAGGGATAGTATCACCAGGTCTCATACATTGTTGTAAAAATGTTAACCTTGCATTCAAACCTTCAGGTGTGATTGAGTGGAACACAGGATGGAAGTGTTTAATTTTACTTTTTATGCCATCATATATCATTGGATTCTCTCTTTTAACCATCTCAAAATAATTACACTCTGTGAGTAATTTTCTCGCCAACCTTTTAGTTAAGTCCGCCCTTCTTTTAGGTGCCACCTTACCGGCCGGTGGTTTTGTTAATGAAGAACTTGGTGGATCAATATTGGTTTCGGTTTTTCCTGTTTGTGCTTGATTAACAAATGCTGGAGTTTCTGTTACAGTGTTTACAGGTTTGGTTTCTACTCCGGAAGAGTTATTTTGTGGTGCCGGATCTATAGCACTAGTAGTACCATCATTATTTGTTGGTGATGTTTCTGTTGTGACTGTTGTTGTTGGTGTTGCGGTGTTATTATTACTGATGAAAGTTTTAATAATTCTCGCTCTACGACATGCCATAGCGTTTACCGATACAGTACCCTCATTACTATTACTTACATAATTTTTATTACAATTAATTGCAGAATATGTCTCTTCAATTAAAGGCCCACCTTCTCCAGTGGCCTTTGTAGTAATAATTAATTTTTTATTAGCACCCGTAGTAAAGTCTACAAGTTTTTTTCCATTTGGAGTTACTTGTTTAAAAATCCATTGCATAACCGAATCAATTCTCCTTTTTGATAAATTAATATTATATGCTTCATCAGTAATCGCCGACGCAGACCCCAAAAGGTCAAAAGAAACCGTTTCTCCAGCATCTAACGCTTCTGATATTTTTTTAATGAACCTTTTTGCTTCTTCAAACTCACTATTAATAAACGTAAAGAACTCATCTACCTTAACTATTCTTGTATCAACATATGCATCTAAATATTTAATTTTTAACTCAGAACTTCCACTTAAAACAAAATTTGTGTAATCAACATATCCTGCGTCACCATATTTAATTATTTTATTTCTTGCCTTACCAAAATTTCTAGTACCATCACTACCACCCGTAGTTAAATATTTAGTTTTTAATTCTTTATATTTTGTTAACCAAAAATTATAGTCATTTGACGCTGTAACCCTATTGTCATTTGGGTCAGGAAAATCATTATGGAAATAGAACCCAACCTCAGGAAATTGGTCATCAATTGGTGCTTCAGTGGTCTCAGGCGGAGTTGAGGTTACTGTTGGTGGTGTCGAACAAGGGGTTGTTGTGTTTGTTACTGTATTTGTTGCGTCCGGTGTTGTAAAGCTAGGTGTTGTCGTACTTTTAACACAAATGGTTGTTGCTGTTGACGTTAACCCAGTTAATGTAACAAGAGTTCCCGAACAATCGGTGTACGATATATCTGTCGTTACCAAACCAACATTAATTTTCCATTCAGTACATGGTGCTGACTCCGTTGTGGTAATTGTTGGAGCAGTAAATGTTTCCACTTCCTGTTCAACAATGTTATTAGGTAACGTTTCTGTAAATGTTTCCACATCTTCAGGAGTATTTAAAAGTTGAACCTCATATACGTCATTTGGGGTAAACATCGGGAATTTCTTAACTAAATCGTATAAATCATATTTAGTACATCCGGCAAAAAATGAATCAATAACTTGATTTATAGTCTCATTTGATGATTCGTTTTCTAATTCTTTATTAACTAATACATTCATAATTGATGGGTGATCAACAATTACTTTAAAACTTATATTACCTTTTCTTGATGTATTTGAATATGTATATATTGGTTCGGGTCTACCTAAAAATGTATTATCTTTCCAACTAGTATTTATACTTTCATCAAAAGTTAAATCATAAGGTGGAAACCACATTATACGACCACCATTTGGTCCTTTTTCACAATCAGGTAAATCTTCATATGTATAACCAGGCCTGTTCGATGTTCTCCAAGAAAGATTTTCTAAAGAAAGCATATATTTTTTAACCTTACCATTTTTAATATTGGTAGAGTCGACACCACCCATTGGTGCAATATTTAAATTAAATGTACTATCTAAAACTGAATTTGTATATTTTCTAATATTTCCGTCAGGTTTTTGTAATTCATCAAACGTGTAATAAGGTCTATCTTTTGTGAATACTCGACAATATTCAAGACCTTCGACCGCACCACCTGGTACAGAATTTTTTGTAGTATAACGTATTACCCTTGAACCTTTTGTTAATTCTTGATACCCGTCGTTAAATACTTTAGATACTTGATTGATTGCATTACCAACATGTTCTAATTTGTTTGGTGATTGATTACCAGCATCTACTAATTTTTGAGTAACATCTAAAATAGACCCTGGTGTAAATTCATATTTTGTTGATTGACTTGGGTCGTATCCACTTGATATTCTATCAAAATTAAAATCAGATTCGTCAGTAAAATCAACTCCACCTCTACCTTGTAATTTACCAGGTAAGGTATAGTTTTTACTACCCTTACCCATTTTAGACACCCAAGTTAATCCACCAACAATATTAACAGATGCCCATGTACTTGTGTCTTTAGCCCCTGAACTATAAAAGTTTCGTGTATTTAAACCAAATAAGGACCCGGTTAATTGGTCACTTTCATAAAGTTTACCAACATTACCATAAGACAATACAGGACCATTACTTGACCCACTTCCATCTTTATTTAATGGTAATTGTTCAAATGGTGAAATCGATTCTGTTATTGAATTTTTTCTATCACCAACATAGAACACCCCCTTAGGTGCCAATAAATTATTACCAATTTTATAGTTAGGTCTATAAGGGTTATATCTTATTTGGTCATATAAAAGACTTCTTGTCGCCACAGACGTATATTCAACCAATAACTCAGAAGACGATTGATTTGCTGGTTGTAAGACACTAAATAACGCCCCCAACGCACCACCAACTAAAGATAGTGGATTTTTAAATGGACCATTACCTTTACTATTAGGATAATCAAAATACTCACCAGGGATATACGAGTAAGGAGAATATGTTCCGGCAAGTTTAGCGGCAAAATTAATTGCTTGACCTAAAAATAAATCGGGGTTAGTTATTGAATAGTTTCTTGCAATTATTGGAATGTTCCCTGTTAGTAAACCAATAGCGTTAAACGGGTCTAAATTAGGTTTTGCTGAAACCTCACCAGTATCGGGGTTTACATTAGAATTTAGTAAATTAACCCTACCTAACGTTTGTTGTAGAAGTTCTAATGCAACCCTATGTTTAAATTCTTTTTGTAATTGTTTAGCCCCTAAAGCGGCCAATTGTGAATCTTGAGAAAGACTACCATCAGAACCATTAGGATTATCACTTAATAATATGTTTACTGGCGTATAGGTAGAAGGAATAAAAACAAAAGTTGAATCTGAATTTGCGTATGGTAAACCTGTCGTTGTATATTGAATATCCTTAATGGTTAAAACCTCATAGTCACCATTACCTGTTACATATTTGTTTTTAACATATGCCTCAGTTTCTTTTACACCACCCACAAACTCCAATTCATTTTGATTGGTATCGGTAACGTCGTAATTACCTTGATTAATAGTTAAATTTTTAAGTTTTCTATATGGGTCAACTTCTTCACTACTTTGATTACCTTCAGGTCCCCAAGGATTTTGTAAAAATGTTGGTTTTCTTTCGTCAACACCAACCACTTCTAACTCACTACTAACAGTATCGGGGTACCCATATTCACCCTCATTAGATTTTGTTTGTAAATTTCTATTAATTGGTGCTTCTCCCTTAATAGGGTTATCGGGACCATACTGATTTGACGCAATTAATATTGGTCTATCTGCTTTACCTTCAAACTCTAAATCACTACCGATAGTATCAGAGTAATCGTAGTTTCCTGAACCAATAATAAGATTTTTTTGTATTCTGTAAGGTTCAACCTCAAAAACACTTTGTCCACCTTCAGGACGATACTGATTATTAGTAAATAATGTTGGCCTAATACTAACACCTTTAAGTTCTAATTCATCACCAATAGTATCACCATAATCGTATTCACCTTGATTTGAACCAAGTATTAAATCATTATTAATACTATATTTTGTATCACCATATTGATTTGAATTTTCTGGTGAATATTTGTTTTTTGTTATTAATACCGCTTCTTGAGTATTACCAACTTGTTCTAACTCACTATTATCCGTATAAGTAATACCATATCCAAAAATTTGACGGAAACTTGATGGTAAAGTTAAAACATCATTGATTTCATATTTTGTATCACCAAATCCACCAAAAGTACCACTACTTGGTTTGTATTTGTTTAATACTTTGTGTTCGACCTCACTATTATTACCTATTTGAAATAAATTACTATTAAATGTGTCGACAATCGTATATTCTCCACTTCCAACGGTGTTTATAGTTTTATCATTATTAATATAATAAACACTATCACCGTAATCGGCTCTATTATTTTGTGGTTTATAAACATTTTTTACAATATTTTGTAATTCAGAGTTGTTTCCAATTAATTCTAAATCACTTTTAAATGTGTCGGCAAAACCATATTCACCTTCATTTGTTTTGTAATTACGGTTAATATTGATTTTAACCATGTCTCCGTAAGAATTTTTGTTTTCAGGACCATATTGATTGATTGGGTATATTAATCTCTCCTGTTGGTCTCCAATAACTTCTACGGGAACTGAATCAACTATAGAATAGTCTAAAATTCTAAATTCGTCGGCAGCAGGCTTATCACCACTACTGAACACACCATCCACTTTGTAAGCAGGTAGATTACGTACCAATAGTTTTTTTCTAAAGTTTTCTGACGAATTAAATGATAGTGGACTTTCCATTTAGTCTTTTTATCATAAATAGATTATTTATTGTTTTTTCATTTAGAAAGAACACCTTGTTGTCTTTTATAACTATCAAGTTTATAAAGAACGGTATCCATTAGTTGTTTTTGTATTCTTGGGTCACTAAACATTTTTTCAACGTCACCAGCCTTATCTCCCGATACCGCACCCGTTACGTTAATATTGATATCTATTTTACCATCAACAGACGCATTACCACCACCCGTATTATTTGTTGAGGCCATACTTGACATAATTTCATTTAATTTGCCAGATTTATTAAATGCCTCTGTAAGATTTGTACCAATAGCAACATCATCACCTACAATACCCTTATAAAGCGTACCTTCAGACATTAGTTGGGGGGCCCTTCCTGACGAACTTAAAAACATATCATTACCACTTATTGTTGGAGTTGCACCAGTTATTGTATTACTAATAGCGGCACCTGTGTTTCTAATTACCCCTTTTATTGCCCCTTGTTTCAAAGGGTCTTCAGGGTTACCATACCCTGTCGTTTGATTTATTGCAGTATTAAATCCCGTACCTAACGCACTAATTGCTGGAATCATAGTCGCACCAACTTCTTTACCAATATCTTTACTAGCTTCCGTTAATGCCGATTTTGCCGTGTTATTACTTTCTCTAATAGTTTCCTCTAAACTTGCTCTTTGATTTTTATCTAACCCTAAAACAACCGCATTTTTAATAATATTCACATCTTTTGCTTGAGTTTCGGTTAATGACATCTGCGCTTGAGCAATTTGTTTCTCACTAAGTAGTGATTGGTCATTATATTCTTTTAATTTTTTAACAAATTCAGGGTCTTTCATCATGTCTTCTAAACTTTGATTACCCTCTTCATAACCAGGTAAATCTACAGTAACTTTTCCACTTTTATCTATTTGAGCCAAACTCGCCAAAACACCTTTAGACGAATCGTCTAAACCACTAAGATCAAATTTAGATGATATAAAATCCATTTTAGCTGCTTCTCTTCCCGCCTCCACTAATTCGTCAAAATTAGCTCCAGTTATATCTGCTTGTTCTCTTAATTTATACAAATCTTGGGTTGAGGCCTCAAACCCACCGGTGGCCTTATTAAATGCAAATGAAGATTTAGTCGCATTAACTAATTCTTTTTGTAATCCAGCCATATCTGTTTGAGCCATATGCATCAATTGAAACGGGTCACTTAATTTACCCATAGCTCCACCTAACATTTGCATACCTGCGGCAGCTTGAATAGCCCCTTCAGGTGTTAAAATCTTTGCTTGGAATTTTGCTGCCCCTATTTTTTCTATTGATGATCTTAAAAGTAACGCCTCTTTAGCCATCGACTTAACCCCTTCGATACCCGTTTTAAAACCAAAACCATTCATAAGTTTCATATTACTAGAAACTTCTTTCATGTAACCCTTAGTATTTAAACCAACTTTTCTTGCTTCCAGTGCCAAGCTACTCATCATTGTTGTCGCTTCTTTTTGGTTACCGTTAAACCTAACCATACTAGTTACCATCTCACCAACCTCCTCATTTGACAATCCGGTACTTTGTGATAACTCAACCATAGAAGTTAAAACGTCAACACTTGGGTTAACCATTCTACCCATACCTGCAGCTAATGCGCTCATAGATTTAGCGGCGTCTTCAAAAGTTGCCCCTATATCTTGAGTGAGTGTAAATGTATCCATTAACTTATTTCTAAGTTCGGAAGTGTTTTCAATAAGTTTACCTTGGGCATTTATGTATGAATAAGCAAACCCACCCATACTTTTTTGAATGGCTAACGCGGAATCTTCCATATGGGTAAACGCCTTAACAGCATTTTCCATCGGTTTTAATAATTCCGTGGCACTAAAAACGTAATCCTTAAATGCCGTTCCTAAATCTTTTATTTGATCCCCAAAACCTTGACCTTGTGAATATGGATCACTAGTTGACGCATTTCCTTGGGTGTTAACTTGACTTCCTCCAAAAAACATATTTTTTATTTAATAAATATAATTTGATTATGTTTTCTGCGTTTCTTCTATTAGTTTTTCAATAAAATACTTACGTTCAAATGTTGGCATAATCATAATGTCACTATATGAAAAATGACAATGTTTTGCCAAATAATACATCTCATCCAATAGATGTTTTTTATATTGAGAAGAAAGGACGAAAAAATTCAGCCCCAAAGGCAACATCAAATGTTATCTTTTCTCCTGACGGGGCTACTACAGTTTTATTTAAATCTATTTTTGGTTCACAATCTTTTAAAAATTTTCTTAAATCTTTAGAATCGGATATGGGCATTTGATTAATAAACTCACTAATTTTCATCCTATCGGTTTCACCTTCAATTTCAATTCTATGTTTTTCTACTCTTTTGGTAACCACAGGAGCAATTAACCCGCTTGGGTATTGACTCTCTAATTTATCTAAATCTCTTTGGTCCCCTAAAGTCAACAACCTAACCTTAACGTTTTTTTTACTCTTAGGCAACATAAAACTAAAATACCCTTGTTCATTTGCTTCATGTAATGGTTTAATATAATTTAATTCATCTATTAATATTGTTGTTTCAAATTGTATGTTAGTTTTTGGGTCAATAAAGGTATAATTATATTCACCTCCAAATGACGTATTTCTCAAAAAGATTAATACCGCTTGAACATCAACATCAATCATACTATTAACGTCAAACCCAGGTTCATAAATTTTATTTTTTAAAAGGTTATATATTAAACCATCTTTTGCAATATTTTGAGACATTAACAAATTTTCATCCGAAGCGGTTAAAAACCCAACTTTTAACGATTCTTTTTTTGGTTTATAAAATATTCCTTTGGACGGTAAAGAAACCACATCGTGTGGTAGGTTAAAGTCCATTTGTCCGTATTGTGCAGATTGATCCATAATTGTTTTTTATTAAAAAATAAACGATTAAAACTCTTAGTAAATAAAAAATCCCACCTATTATAGATGGGATTAGAAAATATTTTATTTTTATTTTAGTATACCAAGATACATCTATCAGGTCTAAGTGTCGCTTTAACTGTAATTAATCCGTCTTCACTATATCCTAATGAATCAAAATCTACGTTTGTTAAAAAACAACCTTGTAATATCCACTTTTCAACGGCCACACCTGTTGGGTCCAACATTTCTAAATCAACATCTTTCTTATAACCTGCAGCATAACCCATACGACCTGTAACGGATTCAGCATGTAAACGAACCCACTCCATAAGTGCTTGAGCGGCTGAAGGTCCAATTGGGTCACGAAAAGTAACGTCAATTGCTCCCCAATTAAAACGACCAGCAACATATGTTGATGTATTTAAGAATGGTATTTCAACCTCTTTGATTTCGATTTTTGGTCTTGTTGTGGATTCCACATACCAAGAATTGATTCCCAAAGAAGAAGGGAAAGTGATTATAAACCTATTTTTTCTTTTTGGTTCATACTGAAAGGGCATTTTCATTAATAAATCAGCCATATTGTGTGTATTTAAATTTCTTTTATTTTTCTAATAAATATATCGTATTTATTTTTTTTCTATTTACTTCCATTTTTATTTCGAATATTCTTTAACTAGAACCGGAATTAATAATTATTAAACTTCTTTTTTATTACCTCCTTTAGTTAAATATGTTTTAACTGGATTTTTTTCATACTCTTTTTCTAAAAATCCTTTCATCTTTTCTATATTTCTTTCATCATCATCTGAAAATCCAATTATAGGTTCAATTTCATTATTTACTATATCATTCTTGAAAAAAGCTTTTTCCCCAATTTCTTGAGCCATTTCTTTACAATAACCAATAAAGTTTCTCATCGCTTTAATTTTTCCTTCTTCAGGATTTGAAGCATCTCCGTCACCAAAAGTAACAGGTTCAAAACGACACAAATTCAAATATTCATTTAATTCGTTCTTTGTAAGGGTTGTGATGGTTTTACCGTCTACATTAACATCACCACCTAAATTACGATACCTTTTAAGATTAGTCGATAATGTCTTACTATTAATACCTAAATGATTACCCATAATAAGATTATATACCGCTTCTCTTAACGTCTTTGGGTTGTGTCCTCTAGCCGTAATGATTGCAAATATTGAGCCCCCGTTAATACACTCTACAAAATCGTTCCATGAAGGTCCTGGTTGAGCTAACATAGAGTCTAACACAAATCTCTTATCACCTTCTGACCTGAAGTTTCTAAATGGATTAGGTGCAAAATCTACAATAGCGGTCCCCTTATAATTAAAGGGTTCTTTACCTATCTGTTGCCTGTGTTCAGCAAAGTCTTCAGTAGACATTGGGACCTCATCGTCTTTATCAGACAATAAAATAATTGAGGTAGGCATAAATAAAATATTATCATCCCAATCGAATGCATAATATTTTGTATCAGGTCTACCCTCATCTGTGAAACCTTCATTTAAATTAGTCTTATTAAGATAATTAAAAACGTGTTTTCTAATGTTCATTACTTTTTAAGTTTTTCTAATAATTTTTCTAACTGAGCCTCAGTAATGATAATGTTTTGTTTTTTATTAGAAAACGTTTTTTTACCTTGTTGGGTATACCCTAAAGATTCTTTGATTAATTTTTTTTCAATTTTCATGGTTTTCTTTTTCTATAAATATATAATGGGGGATATTTCTACCCCCCACTCTATTTTTTTATTGTTTTTTATTATACGTCATCAAAAGATGCCCCAGTCGGTGTAATCACAAACTCGATGTCTATATATTCTAACGCTCTTGTTGGTTTCAAGAAGATTTTACCTGTTAAAGTATTTGAATCTAAATCTTCAGGTGTGTTTGAAACCGTTACACGGAAGTCAATTAAACCTCTATCTCTTCTAATTGAATCCAAAATTGGGTTAACAGAATCCAAGAAGTCTTGTCTAACTTTGTTGTCGTTTTGTTCAAACAATAATCTAACCGCTACCGCTGAAATCAATTTACGAGCTTGTAACAACAATCTTCTAACGTTGATTCTGTCAAGTGCAGATTCTTTAATTTGCATTGTTTTGTTACCCCAAATTACGGTACCAACATCAGAGAAGGTTGCAATTGGGTTAATTCTACCCTTGTATAAAGTATCTCTATCGTCTTGTGTTAACTTACGTCTTGCTCTAATTGCATTTACTAAACCTCTTGTGTAACCTGCAGATGCAAACCAAGGGAATGCTATGTTATCAGTCAAAGCTAAATTTTTAACAACTTCAGATGTTGGTGGAATATAGATTTGTGTGTTGTTAACAGCATCTCTCGTTAATACCCAAGGGTAATAAGTTGCGGTGTAGTTAGAGTCAATTCCAGTGTTTTCTAAATTATCAACAACTTCTTGAGGATAAATTAAACCTTCTTCAATATCTTGATATGACGGTAAGAACAAATTAAAGTCAGGGGTTGTTGCAATGTAGATTGAATCCGCTCTTTCTGTTTCAATCATATCAATAGCATCTTCAACCAAGTTTGAGTTATTTACATAATCAATACCTGGCGTTGCAAATATATTGATGTTTGTTGCTTCAGGGTTTGCAAAAGTTGACTGACCCCATTTGTATGCGTAGTAGTCAGTATTTGCCCAACTTTCTTGGTTAGGTCCTGAAATCGCTTTGAATGCTCCCCATCCTGTTGCTGTTGGGTATGTTACTGATGCTGCCGCTCCGTTTTTAAACCCTGTTTGACCTAATGCGAATGTGTCAGCATTTGTTCTATATTCTCTATAGATATCCCATCCGTCAAATCCACCGTAAGCGAGTACTGTGAATTTACGAGTATTCAATCTGTAGTAAGGATTTTCACTATCTGTTGGTTCAGAATTAAATGACCCAACACCAACTTCAAATGCTGATTGTCCTGATGTTGCATAACCATTAGTGATTGTTACAACTGTTGCTCCACTATCCATGTGGAACCCTTTAGTTAAATAACCCCAAGCCATACCTGTAGTATCAGTCGCAATGTTAGCTGGTAATTGTTTTCCTTTGTATTGGAAGAAGTCGTAATCAAAACCTGTAATATTAGAAATACCTAAATACGCTTTTCTTACATTTTCACCACTTGATATAACTGGATTATCACCACCGTTAGATGAACCAAAAGGTGGGTTATAAATAGTTTCACCTGCCGTGTAATATTTAGTTTTATAATTTACATATGGCGGAGTTGCGTTTGCATATTCTCTTGAAATGTATCCTTCAAATCCACAAGGTAATGCGTCAATTGGTGCCTCATCGTTCATCTCTAACATTACGTATTTAGATTTAACTTGATATTCACCGTTTGATGTTCCAATTTTATTAGCTACATAATTGTTATTTGTTGGATCCATAGAACAATTTGTGAAACTTTCAATAACTCTTACATTTTGGTCATTATCAAAGAAATCACGAATAAACACATCAAATGTTCCATTATTAAATGAAATATTACCAATAGACATTTTAACTTGAGTGTTAGCATTATTACCATCAGATATAAGAACAAATTTAAATAATTTATAAACTGTGTTACCTCTAAGTTCTGAAACCATAAAAGGAGTTTCAGGTGTTTGATATTGTTCTAAATAAAAACCAATTGAATCAGTATCTAATGATTCTGCACTGTCTAGTTCAATTAAATTACAATTTAACCCTCTAATTTGGCCCGCTCGATAACCAGTTAATAATAAACTTGAGTATGTTTCTTCAACAAATAATGGAACCTCTGTTCTGTTTTTACCAAAGTTACTTCCACCAAACACTTTTCTAATGAATTTTGTATCTGTTGATTGCATTGATGTCTCAAATTCAAAAACATCTCCATCGTAACTAACCCCTGAAATTGAGAATGGTGAGAATGGGTTTTTAGTTACCGCCGAATATGCTCCTGTACAAATCATATTAACATCGGTTAAACCTGTAACTTCATAACTTGGTCCGTGTTGTGTTGAGTTGTAATTTGTTATACCTCGAGATCTTAATGTTGCTACTACTAATTCGTCGTACGCCGTGTAAGGTGTACCTGAATAGTTAGTAATGTAAAATTTAGCAGAACCTGAGTAGTTTCCACCTGCACCTGATAAAGATCCTAACGAACAACCAAAACCTTGTCCATAATAATAATTAGTCGCTACGTTTTGGTAATTAAATAAACCATAGAACCAAGCATCATTAAGACCACTAGTTGAACTAGTTGTTGGGTTTAATGTTCCTCCACTTGCCGATGTTACCCCAAAGTTTTCAGTAAACGCGGTCACTGTATTTACAGACCCACCTGTGATAAGATTAAATGTACCACCACTAACAATACCCCAAAAAGTTGAGGTTGTTCCTGTTCCTGCCGTACCAGCCAAATTAATTTGGTTAGATAAATATGTTGTTAAATCATCATTGATTGTTGATGTTCCTCCATTAAATTCCGTATAAGTATTATAAAAATTACCATTAACATTTAATGATGAGTCTACACTAGTAAGTGTTACGTTTGCACTTGTACCTGTTGTTCCCGTAAATAAAACATAAACAGGGCCGGTATTACCTGTAGCAGCAATAGTTGCCGGATTAACATTAGCGATTGTTGTAATAGACCAAGATGGTCCCGCATCGTAACCTGACAATCCAAGTACTCTTGTAACAAACAATTGATTTGATTGTTGTAAATATGCTTTAGTAATATATCCTAATTCATATTTAGGTATTTGTGTGTTTACAAATTTTTCAGGACTAGTTCCTCCAAAATAGACTTGGAATTCGTCAAAATTTGTAATAAAAATTGGTTCGAAAGCTGGTCCTTGTAGCGTTTCCCCTACAACTCCCAATGTTGTTACACCCACACTCTGTGCAACAAACGTTAAGTCTCTTTCGGATGTATAAACTCCAGGTGAAACAAAAACTTTGTTAGATGATGCCATGTTTTAATTAGTATTTAAATTTTTATTTTATTATATAAATACCTTGTTAAAACACAAAAAACTTTCCCCTAGCGTAATATTTATCAAAAGGTAAGAAAAAATTCTACCTTTTTTCTGCCTATATAATTTCACACTATGAAAAAAATAAAAAACTTAAAAATATCGGAAGAAAGTCACGAACTATTAAAAAAGTATTGTGAAGATAACGGACTTAAAATGTATAAGTTTTTAGAAAATCTTATTAAAAAAAATTGTGAGAAGAAAAAAGACCTATACGGAGAATAATTAAACCAAGTATGCGGTTGTTTTTATTGTTGAAGTTTTTGTGTTATCATTTTTATACACCGTTACCGATAAAGTGTCACCATCATTTATTTGTATCAATTCTAAATCATCTCCAACGTAGTTACCATTAATATAAACCGAATACCCTGTGGCACAAGATAAACCAGTGTTGTACGTGGCACCTGTCACATTTGAAAAAGACGGTACGGTACCTCCTTTAACACATATCGTGTTTGTATTACCTGTTGTTAATGCGGATGTTACTACGGTACCAGAACAATTAGTATAAGTTAAATTTGTATTTGTAATTGCGGTGTAAGTCGCATTATAACAATTGGTTAGGTTTTGTTGTTCAGTAACTTTTAAATCTGCAGTATACCTAAAAACCTCACTTAATTGTGTTACTCCACTAACAAAAGTTAAATCTAAATCAAAACTATTTGGTCTTGGTGGTTGTGGTGTAACTTTTCTTCCTCTTGTTTTTGTGTCCACTTCAAACATAGTTACCTGTCTTGTAATTGCCGGTGAAATTTGAAACTCTTCTTCATCAATTAATAAACCTTTCATGACAAAAGTATAATTTGCAATATAATATTTTCTTTTTTCTAAATCTTTTGCTGATTCATCAGCAACACTATCCAAAGTTATTGGAATAAAGTGCCCTTTAATTTGTGTATACGCCTGTTTTGATGTAAAAGTCTGCATAACAATCTTATTGAACTCATTTAACTCTCTCATTCTATTACAGAATAATTTTATATTAAATGTTATATCAACGGGAATTGGTTGTGGTATTTTATAAACATCAGCACCTTTTCTTTGTCCGTCCCATGTTGGTACGGTATAATAAAAGAATTGTCTTCTATTAGGTATATTTGCAGCACCTCCTTGAAATGTTCCATATTTAACTTCTGGCATTCTTACCGTCGCAATAAAGGGTAATGAAACATTACTATCTAAATCTTGAAAATTCCAAGACTCAACAAATTGTGACCAGTTTTGGTTTGTTATTATTTTATCTATTGTTGGTACCGTTTTTTCATCTACAACTAATAGTAGAGTATCTTTAACAAAATCTAACATACCCCTATCTAAATCTGCATGTAAAACACCTTTAGGTAAAAAAGTGCCATGTTCGGTTATATCATCCAACATCTGTTGTCTTCTTTCTCGACCAACCTTTTCAGGTGTTAACGGTAAATAGTTTTTTATTTTTTTAGGTAATGCCATACTTATATTCCTCTAAATTCATTGTCGTTGACAGGTGCTCCAATAATAGAACGATAAAATGGTTTATAACCACCATATGTGTGTTTATTATCCGATACTACACGACCATCATTTACTACACTATAATATCTAACTCTTGTTTCCGTTTCATAATAACCAATATAATCACCATAGGAAATTTGAATCCCCAATTCATCCAATTGTTTTTGGTAAACACCAACTTTAATGTTTCCTGGTTCTGTTTGTGAAATTTTAGATGCACCATAATCAGCATTAGCCGGTTGTTCAATTTGAACATATCCTTTAAATTCGACGGGAGCCAAAAATTGTATACCATCTTCTAACGCTTCACCATAAACATCATCATTAACGGTTCTTTGTCTATCTACACGATATAAAACTAAAGTGAAGTTCATATCCCCACCTAACCATTCGTCACCCATAGAAATGTCCAAATCAAAATCTTGTTCTGAAAAAAACTTACCTAAACGAGTAATTGGAACTTTATTATCTGCCATACCTATAAATACTTTGATTGATTTTTTCTTTTATTTTATTATTATTTATATAATAATGGAAGATGTCGTATCAAAAACACCTGAGTCCAAAGCCCTTTTAATTTTAGACAATTATGTAGGGTCAAATAACTACATCCTAAATTTAAAACACAAAAAACAAAATAGCAAGTCTTTTATCCCCACAAGACCACAATCCGACTATATTATTAATTATCATGAGGTACAACCAAAAGTTGCCAAAAAATGGGTTAAGTTAGATTCATACTTTGGCAAAAAGTTAATGGAAGATAAGATGTACACCAAAGAACCAAAAGAAATTTATGTTGAAAAACTTTTGGTAGAAAAAGATAAATCTTATCACATTTGGGGTAAAATATTCTCAGGGGACACAACTTATGATTTTTGGATGCCAAAATCAGCAATCATTAAAGATAACGAAGTAAAAAATATTGTTATC